TAATTTCAAGTTTATATCGGTAGTCTATGATAGAGTAAAAGATCTTTTTAATAATATTCTTCAAGTAACAAATAGTTCATTAAAGAGAGGACAACTAGATTATCAAAAGACATCTATTGCACGTCCAGTATACTCAAGACTGCCTGGTATCTCAGAAGCATATCGCTCGGATACATTATTTTCTGATTCGGAGTCACCATCTCAGTGGTTAACTAGCGGAGTCGATGATTTTCTCTCCAAGAAAAAAGACCAGATTTCATCATTCTATCAAGATTACTTAGATCTAGAAACCTGCTCGCCATTAGTCCTTGATTGGCTTGCTCAGCACGTAGGACTCACAGGGGATCTTTGGGATACAAGATGGGAAAGAAAAATCAAAGTAGCACTTATTAAAAATGCTTTTGGTTGGTTTGACAGAGAAAAAACTGTGTCGGTCCCTGGCGTAGGGGAAGTAAAAACTCCTAAGGGCGAGGCACTTAGTCAATTTCCTTTTACAACAAACTCTATTTGGACTTCCGAACCATCAGAAGATAATAGTCTTAAAATCTGTCTTAATGAAATTAATACTATTGAGTATAATTCAATATCTCAAACTTTTACACCTAATAGATATAACTACAAAGGAAAAGTTTATGATACTAATACAAAATTACTTAGTCTCATTCCAACAAATAACTTAAAAGTTTACGATGGTAAATGGAATGGTCTAATGGAGGCGAAAGGTAGTTTACTGTCTTTTGCATTCCTTTCTTCTGTTTTTGATTTAAAGTCTCATATACCGCAAGAGGTAGAGATATCAGGCATCGCAAACGGCTCCAACGACTCTGAAGGAGAATATAAAGTGTTAATAACAAATCCAAGAAATGGTCTAAGAGATGTTGAGACGGAAGCTCCTCCTCTCTGGCCATATAAGCATGATATTCTCCAAGTGGGTGGAGAGTCAGATTTGGGAATTAATAACTTTACTAATCAGATAGTGGCAGGAGTTTCAAGAGTAACTACTCAAGAGGATAGTAGAAATGTATTCTTTAGAGTTCCTTATTATTACAATAGAGGCGGGAAGTCATGGGACCGTGTAAATTACATTGCCAAAAACTGGCTTCCTGATAATCTAAATAAACGCACTCAATATGCTTATTTATCAGCGGATCTTTGGGCAGTAGGTGATGGTTTCTTTGAGCCGGAAATAATCATAGAGGAATGATGGATGGGATTTTTTGACGAATTTCAAGGACTTAAAGAACTCGCTACGCGTAGTTTAGAAGCTATAGGAGGGCCTTTCGGTGATCCCTTTAATGAAATAGGGACTATTGTTTCTGTTTCCGACCCTAAGCGGTTAGGGAGAGTAAAGGCACTCTATGCAGGTATGACTTCAGATTGGATGTACGTCCAAGGAAGCCATAAAGGTCAATTAAGTTCACAATATATTGGGGCCCCTTGTCTTATTTCTAAGGCGGGTGGAAATACCAATGATGCTTTTGTTAGTCAGATTTTTAACAAAGATCCACGTGGTACTGGGGTAGGTACCCCGATCCAACTCACGATACTCGGTGAGCAGATGGAGGCAGGTAATGCCTCTTCTGATCCAGGGATGAAGTGCAATGAGGATAACGCCGGGCGGATCTATCTACTCGAGAATGAGGTAAGTCAAGATGTAGTTATTTGCCTTCGCCGTAACAATACCCAAGAAGGCGGAGACCCCATCTACTCTTGGAAATCTATTACCAATGGAAAGATCGTAGAGAAAGGTTTTGACCCTGGAGTCGTAGAATCGCCTGTAACTACTAACCTCTCTAAACAATCTGGAATGCCAAAATGCTCCAAGGCACTAGAGGGCGATGTGAGGGAATTTACTGAGGATAGAAAATTTAGATCGACAATGTTAACCTGTCGAAGGGATGAAAACGGAGACTTTTCATGGGCGCCACTATCATCTCCTCCGGTTGTATTTCGTACTACTCTCCCATCATGTACTGAAAAAAATCATGGTATGGAGGCAGTTCTTGATACTGGACTTGATTCTGAACTAGTTATATGCTTGAGATATCAAAAGCAGATGAAGTGGGTGAGTTCTGGATCAAGAAAACCAATTCAATTTTATCCTAAAGACCCACCGCCCAAGAGAAAAGATTTTTTAGCATCTAAAAAACCAATAGAGGCTCTTAAGCAAAATGCATCACCTTCTTCTCAGAATATAGTTGGTAATGCAAAAGAAAAAGTTTTAAAAGAAGCAGGAAGTCAAGTTGCCCCAGTGGCATCTGATCCAGCACTTAAAAAAGCAATGATAGCCGCAAAAGCTCTACCAAAAGAGTTTAATGGGGTTAATATGCTTGGGGATCTTGGGAAGATTGTTATTGCCAGTAATTCTAATCAATCCATTGAGGCGGTAACTTCTAAGATAATTTCAGCAATCAGCAAAGGTGGAGAGATTGATAGTGAACTAGAGAAGATCCTTCGTGCAGCAGGCGGGGCGGGCGATATACTCGCTCAAGGGATTAAAAATAACTCTCTAGATAGTGCTCTGCAGGTAATTGGTAAGACTTCTTTCAACCAAGCATTTAATGACCTGCCTTCTCAGGTAGCTGGGGTGTACTCAGCTTATATGGCCGGAGGGGCATTGGGTGCTATAGATGCTGCAACAATGTACGGAATGTCTCAACTTCCTCCCGAAGTAGCACAATTTGTCTCTCCAGTATGGGACATTGGAAAAGATATCCTTGATGGCCAACCACTCTCAATAAAAAATATCATTGGAAGTGCTGTAGGTGCCTTAGATCAATCCCTACCGGACTCGGTTAATCAAATCATTTCTACGATGGGAGGGATTGACGGGATTTCTAATCTTGTTTCTGGGGACATTATTGGCAAACTTTCTAATGGGGATTTTGGTGAAATTGCTCAATTAGCATCTAATTTTGCAAATCTTTCCGGTATTCCTAATCTTGGCGGATTGCAAGGTGTGCCTCAGTTGGCTACGTCTGCACTTCAGTTAGTTGGGTTAGGAGGGCAATTCACGTCGTTCTTAGGACCAGCTGGTATTGGACTGAGTGCTTTTTCTGCTCTGACGGGCATTAACCCAGTGGCGTCTGTCTTGGGAGGTATACCTGGTTTAGGGGGATTATTTGGAGGTCAAGGAGCAGAGTGTCCATGTGATCCTAAGTGTAGAAAAACAAAACATGGCGAGGACTCAGATGGTAATAAATTACTAGACCCTTGTGGAAGCGTTGTATCAACTAATCATAGTTCATATGCTCCTAAAGGAGATCTTACTAATAACAACAATAATCCACTATCTGATATTTTAGACCTAATACCCACCAAAATAGGCGAAGATTTATGCAACTCTGGAGGGAACCAATGGGATTTAACTCAACTTATCACTGGGGTTAAAAGACTCTCAGAGATGGCTGATAGGATTGAAGGAGCGAAACATGCTGATTGGCCGGAGTTATGGTCTGAATTAACCTATACTTTTGAAGCGATTGAGAAAGGATTTAAGCAGACTGATAATAATATAACTAAGGTAGAGTCTATTGAAAGAAAACTTATAGATGCTCAGTACCGACTTATTAACAAGTTAATGGTAGGTAACACATCGTTCTTCTCCCAGACTCTTTTGAGTATCATTGAGACGTCCAAAGCTATTAAAGATACTTATAATTATGTAAGGCGACTTGACCATAGAAAGAAAGGGGGCAAGGTTGGAGTTGTTCCAACAGACAGTCTTACTAACGTATTTAAAAATATAACAAAAATTGCTAAATTAAACTCTGCATCTAAAAAAGAAGCTTTATTTATAACTAATAACTTTTTAAAGACTGCTCACGGTGAATGGAAAGAGCTAGAGCCAGCAAAAGATCTAGTTGATCTTGCTGACTTTGTCTTAGGACTAATACCTAAAAAACTTCCGCCTACATTCGGTAAGTGTAAAACAAAGCGAGATAAGAATAAAGTGCTTAAGGATTCTTTGGAATCTAAGATAAATTCCCCAGTACCACCAGAACCTGACTCGCTCTTGGGTAACTCACTATCATCTAGATATTCTGATCTTCCCAATTCTGGCCTGTCTCCGTCTTCCCAACAAACAATCTCATCTATCCTAGACCAAATCAATTATGAACAAGGCAGAAGTCAAGAAGGCAGGGCAGATTGTTGAACAAATTTGAACCATGTTTTGAAACTTTTTAGTTTAAAGTAAGTTATGAATTATAGAAAGACTTACTTTAATATTATAAGAAAGGCATTATCTAGAAATAAATGTCCCAATAATTTTTGCGAAAAACATCATATTATACCAAAAAGTATAGTAAAAAATAATTTTATAGTTTCTTTAACTACTAGGGAACATTTCTTATGTCATAAATTATTATATAAATATTTTAGTAAAAGACACGGAAATTTGCATCCTAGAACAACAAAATCTTTGATAGCTTTTTTCTTCTTATCGAATAGACTAAATATAAAAAGATCCAAAGACTATGAAAAAATTAGAAATAAATATATAGAACATTTAAAAAGTAAAAGAAAAACTATAAGAACATTTTATCACAATAAATATGGTAAATTTACGGGTTCAATAGAAGAACTTTGTAAAAAACATCCAGAATTAACTTTCTCATTATTATATTTAGTTTCTTCTGGTAGAAGGACTCATCATAAGGGATGGTGTAAAGACCTAGAAACTTCTAGGAAGGTAAGTAATAAAACTCATTTAAAACGAACAGAATACATATTTGTCCATGACATACACGGAGTATATAAAGGAAGTATATTTGAAATGAAAAAAATATACAAAGATATGAACTTAGATGATTCATATCTTAGGGCTGTACATAATGGAAAAAGAAATCAGCATAGAGGATGGAGGAGAATAGATTTTAAAGAAAAAAAGATAAAATGGTATCATGAAGAGTACGGAATAGTTGAAGCAAAAATAACGGAATTGAGTAATTTATATCCAAATTTAAAACTAAACAAAGCCCATTTATCTAGAGTAAATAGTGGGAAATTAAAACAACATAAAGGTTGGAGAATATCAGAATGAATAAATCTCAGGTAAAATTAGAAAAAAAATTAGTTAAAGAAATGGAGGCTAATCTTGCTTCTCTTTCTCCGTCGGATAAGCAAGAACTCCTCAGGCTAAAATGCCGAACAGATTTTTTAACATATGCCAGATTTATTACATCTGAAGTGCCTATTGCTGGTAAGTTCCAACCCTTTAAAGTCCATGAGGTGATTGGTAACTTCCTGCAGAGGATCGGTGACGGAGAAAAGGAATATAAGCAAAGTGCAATTTCCCTTCCTCCTCGTACTGGGAAGTCTCTACTCATCTCCAAGGTATTCCCATCTTGGCAAATGGGTCGTAGTCCTACCGCTCAATTTATCATGAGTTCATATGCTCTTCAACTCACTAATGAGAACTCCAGAGCTGTTATTGAGTATGTCTCTCATGAGAGTTTTAAATGGTTGTTCCCCGAGTGTGAGATTGATAAAGATAAGTGTAATCTTAGTGCCATCCGTAATGGCAATGGCGGATTGATTAAAATTGCCTCGGCGGGCGGCAGTGTTACCGGCTTTGGCTTCGGAGTGATTAGTGATGATGAGTTGCCTGGAGTTGGAATTCTTGATGACCTTCTGGCGGATGGTAACTCATTGACGGTTATGGAGAGCACATTTGCTTGGACACAGGCACAGTTTCTCACTCGTGGTCTTCCTAACAACGCCATCATTTCCATGGGCACGAGGTTCCATGTCGATGATGTTATTGGCAGGTTGTTGAAAGCCGACCCCGAAGGCTGGAGGGAACTCAATGTTCCAGCTCTATGCGTCGATGAAGAGAACGATGTACTGGGGAGAGAGTTGGGTCAGTCTCATTGGCCAGAGTTCTTCCCCGTAGAGAACCTTGAGGCAATTAAAAAATCCATTGGTGATAAAGACTTTAACTCTCTATATCAAGGAAGGCCGGCGGGTGAACAAGGGGCCATATTTAAAGAACACTGGTTTGAGTACCATAGTAAGAATAAAGGCAAGTATTCTTATATCTATGCCACCATTGACACGGCGTATAAGGCCGATCGTATGAATGACTTTACGGCCATTTGTATTTGGGGATATGATAAACGAGAAAGTAAATTACATTTAGTTCACTATATTCTTGAGCGAATGGAGTTCCCAGATCTTGAGAAGATTTTCCCACAGTTGGTAAAGACCTGGAAGATTAGATGTATATACATCGAAGGTAGAGCACAAGGTGTCCCTCTCATCCAAACACTTAAGCGGACTATAAATATCTCGATTAAAGAATTAGTACCTAATAAGGATAAAGTACTTAGGGCCAATGCTATTGCCCCCCTTGTCGAGGACAATCTAGTCTCCCTATACGAAAACCTTCCTAACCTAGGGGAGAGGATGTCTGAGTTGACATCTTTCCCATATATCAAAAACGATGACTTTGTCGATGCTTTTGTCTATGGCATTACAGTCTATCGCGATGAGATCATGGGTGGAAGGACAGTTCATGGCGGAGATAGGCAGAAACTTCCTCGCTTGGTCCATGATCCGTTTTATAGAGGCGGGTCCCGCCGTGCCTCTAGTGATATTGGAAAAATAGTTACTAATACCAACCCTAAATCGTCTGCAACACGATACCTCTAATGGTATAATACATAGCGTATTACTTGCAAGGATACAATTATGTCTGATCAACAACAATTTAAACATAGAGTTGTTTTCTTCCACCAACCTGGATGTGCTGCGTGTAACGCAATGAAGCCAGTCTGGGCAGAAACAGCTAATGAACTAGCCGAAGAATATCCACATTTTGCCATTGGATTTGGGGAATGGGACGTTACCACTGATGACTGGGCATTTTGCGACCAGATTGATTGTGATGGGACTCCAAACTTCGCTGTATTTGGAGAGGACTCAAGCCTCCTAGGACTTAACACTGACGGAATTTTGGCAAAGTCCCAACTCAAAGACTTTATCATCGGAGCAGTTGAAAACTCATGAGTATAGAACCCGAAAAGCAGGAAAAACGCAAGTCGCGGAAAAGGCAGTCTGAACGCGATGAGCAAATTATATCACAGATGTGGAAGGCTTCTCAAGTTGCCAGAAAAATCTCCTCATTTACTGGATTGCCCTATGAGGAGCTTAGGGACGCTGCTCTTGAGTATATAGTAAAAATTTACGATTCTTGGGACCAGAGTAAGGGCGCCAACTTCTCTACCTGGGTGAATAGGTGTCTGCAGTTTCATATGCTGAATTACCTACGAGATAATTCCCGACTAGTTAAAATCCCGCGTTCCTACTCCGATTTGTATCTTAAGATCCGCAAATATACAATTGCTGATCCAGACATCTCCGATGAGCAGATTGCAGAAAAAATCCAGGTCCCTGTGAAAAAAATCCGAGCAGTTCGCCAAGCATTTGCTATGAGTTTTTCTCCTGTCACCGAATACTGTAACATTATTGAGCCAGAGTATGAGTCAGAAATGACAATGGGGGATTTCATGATGAGCCATCGCGACCTTCTCCATAAGATTACTGATTTAGATCCAGTTGACGAGACTTTTCTCATGGATTACCTTGTTAAGAAAAGATCGGTATCAACAATTGTCCGTAAAAATCCCCATCTTAAAAATGCGGATGATATTAAAAAATATTCAGAACAACTTATTGAGTTTATCCTATGCGACGCGTCATATCCATCAAAGGTAATGAATACACGAAGGGAGCCTTTGAAAAAAAGTGGACAGAAGTTGTCAGTGGAACAGAATGCAACTACTTTGTAAAAGACAACGATAAAGACTTCTTAGATAGTGTAATAGAGTTAATCCCTAAGTGGAAAGTAATTAAGGACCGCGGGGAAGTTAAGTATAAAATACGAAATAAAAAGTTCCAAGGCAAAGCTGTAAGAGGCGTTGTCATGGTAACTTCTCGGTCGAAGAGGGAAATTTGGCTGGGAAAAGGCAAGGTCACAGACGAACTTTTCCCTAGAGTCAAACCAATTCCTGAGTACAAGCAGAATAAAATGGATGTTTTGGTGGCTATGAGACAAATCATCGAGCCACAAATTAAAACATTTAGACTAAGTGTAAATCGCCAGCTTAAAAGGAAACCCATGAGATGCCCTATTCATGGGGTATTTATTAATGCCGGGGAGTTTCATATTGACCATTCTTACCCATTTAAGAGCCTTGTTGAGGAATGGTGCAGGGAGGAAAAGGTTGATCTTGAAAGGATAGATGTGTATTGCCGTGGGACTAAGTGTTATTTTAAAGACACGTCTCTTGCTGAGAGTTGGTTTGACTACCATGCCATCAATGCTAGACTCCAAGCCCTAAGTGCTAAGGCTAATCTCGAAAAGGGATCAAAGTACTACGGATAAGTTACTTCCGTTTTTTCTTCTTACTAGATTTTTTAGTGGGAGGTTTGTTGGACATTTTTTGCGAGGGTTTAAATCCAGTGCCTCCAGGAGTAAACTTTAATAAAGCAAAGTCAGAACTCAAATCAAGGTCTTCAAAACTAAGTTCAAAAATCTCTTGAGCGGCATTTGCCATCATCTCTTCGATCCCTTGAGTTGTCTTCTCGCTAGACAACCAAGGCTTTCTTTTATCCACTGGAGCGGCATAACCCATCTTGTTTGCTATCTCATAGACCCCTTGAGATTTTTTATTTACAAGATGACCTGCGTACAATCTCCCGGTGATTATATTAATTCCCTCCTCATTGTATCGTTTTTTAAGGAATTGGATAACTGCGCCGTCGGGGTTCTGTTTGTCAATATAGCTCTCTAATTCTCTGACTGCAGACTGCGCTCTCGTAATGAAAGCCTCACCAGGTTTTCCTTCAAAGCTTACCTCCACCTGAGCAGATTCGAGAGCTCTGATATACTGACTAAAGTTGTGTTCAGCTTCGCGGGTGTATTGCTGGGAGACTTTAGCGAGTAGGTCTTTTCTTAAAGCCTCTTTTTGTGACTTAATTAGTTGGGACTTAGCAGTCTCAAGTAATTGCTTCTTGGCGGAGTTTAAAACCGCCGCCATTATCCCGCTGGCTATTACTGCTGGTATCATTTATCCGCACGTAATAGTTTTAACTATCTGTTCAGCATATTGTTGCCTTTCCGCTATTCCTCCACTACCAACTTCGTATTTTGTTCTCCATATTTCAGCCGCTGCTGATGCACTCGAAGCACTATTCATACCTTCTACCACACCCCCACCTCTCTTTTTCACTTCCTGTACCATGAACTCAAGCTGACATTGTAATGTGCTTGTTTGGCCACATTTGGCAATAATTTCTGTTTTACGGGAACCTCCCCATTGAACCAACCCATAACACTTTTCTGGTACTCCAGATACTGTAACACAAGTAGTTCCTTGCTTGGAAGTATTATGAACATTATGATCAAATCCACTTTCTGCCTGGAGGTTACCAAGTGCCCCAGCAAGTGCGTTAGGGGTTTTTAAACCTGCAGAATAGAGGGCATTTATAATAGCGTCCTTTTTTGGATCTCCTGTCTTACAATTTGCAGCGGGGAACGACCCAGAGGAACCGTTTGCTCCAGTATCCTCTTGAGTACCAGAACCATACTTCTTGTAAAACTCTTGGGCCTCTCTACAATTTTCTTTGCACGAGTCGCTCAATTTCCCATCTTCCTTCTTAATCGGGAAACATAGATCGCCAATGGATCTTATGTATCCATAGTAATCATTAGTTTTTTCAAACTCCCCGGCGCCTTTCTTCCCTTGGAGATATTCTGAGAATGTCGGAGCTGAGATGACACTATTACCCCAGGCGTTACTTGCCTCGATGTTAACTCTTAGGTCCCCTTGCCTCCAAACAAAATCCACTTCCCCTACAAACCAGTTCCTAAACCTTGAAGGTATCCAGACGCCGGGGTCTGTGGATGGATCTTGGCCACGCGGCCCTCCATTATCGAGCCATTTGTCGTAGTCAGTAACGAAAGACAACACAGTCCGCCCTGGGGTGATTCGCAGGGCACGTGGTACTCCCTTAAAAGAAGTCTCAATAGTCAAAGCTTTATTTGACGGGGCAGTAGCAATAGTTGGTTCTGTATTACCACCTGAGTCAGAACTTGTTAGACCGGGTAGATTAGGAGGGATCGATTTACCTTGAAGGTGAGCCAATCTAAGTACTTTTCCTTCTGGAGTTTTAATAAGAAGACTATTACCAAATCCACCGCCACAACGTTTATCTCCATTAGTACAACCAGTACTCTCTATCTGGGAAACGGACGCTCCGCCAATTATGTATATTGGCGTTCCTTCTGGGGCCGGGTAATCAATACCAGGATATCCATGCCCACTAAATCCTCTTCCCCTAGACTTACCAGCAAATTTTACATATTTGGATACTAGACTATCTAATTCTGTTTCTGTAACAGAATTCCTTGGAACTGCTTCGACATGAACGTGTGATCCATAGGAGTTACCGGTATCACCTACTTTACCAACAAATCCATCAAATCCCCCAGATCCATTAGGCCCTTGAGTAGGTTGTGGGGAAGGAGTGGCAGTTCCAGCATTCCGAGCTTTTTCCTGAGCTATAGATCTCATTACGGGATCCATAAGTTGCTTATATAATGCCTCCTTTTGAGCAGGAGTACCAGAAGTAAATACTCTCGTAGTTCCTCCGTCCATCCTACCTACCTCGAGTATTGTTCCTCCTCTCTTAGGAACGCCTAATCCATCTCGGTGGTTGACACTAAAGGATCCATATGATGATGCAAGGGCATCGTCTAATTGCCAGATTCTTTTTCCCCCTGTTGGTGGTATTACCCCACTATGCCCTGAAGCAGCATCATTGTGGATTTCAATTACCTGTTTGCCAGCACTTGCTGCCTGAGAAGTTTTGCTAAATTGAGAACGTGGATCATTCTCTGGTAGATTTGATGAGGAGGGTAGATACACCTCAATGTAATCAGAGATGCCATATGCCTGGGCATTACGTTGCGCCCATTTTACTAGTTCTATATTTAACTCTCTTTCATTAGGCGCACCTGATGGAAAATCGGCGTGGCCAGCCATCAATAAGACCTTATTAGGTTTAGCAGTTGTAGTTGCTTTCCAGTCTTTGAGGGATTGTTTAGGCGCAGGAGTTACTACGCTATTACCGGGTCCAGTGGGAGCATTTTTGTTTTGGAAGTCCGCGGCAGTCTCAGCAGGAGATGCCCAATTCCAAATAAGTTGAGGATCTAGAGTGGTATACTCGTTAGTATGACCAAGTACATAAAACCTAACTAGTTCTTTTTTATTACTCTCCGATGAACCGATCTCCTGTGAAACTTTTACTTCATCACCTCGTTTTACTTTTACCTTGGAAAGATTGGTAGACTCTTGGTATACATACCGACCGAAACACTTCTCTGACTTATCATCTTTACAAATCTGTAACCAAAACTCAGTCTTAACAACTACCTTCCCCTCCTCTTCCGAGGCACTTTCTACCTTACCTGGGAGATAAGAAATCGCTTGGGTACCATTAGGAGCAATGCCATAAAAGTTTACATCCGTGTATCTTTTATTTTCTACATTAGGACCTGCTCCGGTCCATCCATATCCGGTCTTAAGTGGCCCTTGACACCTCTTTTCACAAGGTTTGAAGAGATCTGGGAAAGTGACTTTTTTTACTTTCTCAAGTGCCTTAATTCTTTTTTGCTTAATTACTTCCTTTAGGGAGTATTTTTCTGCGGCAAAACTTGCGGAGACGTATGGATCTCCGTTGTTAATGCTGGCGCCATTCTGAGTATTTCTTAGAGCAAATGTGGCAGGGGGCTCTCCGTCAATCTGATACGATTCATAGAGACCCTTACCAAGGTAAAATACTGTGCAGCTTCCCACCTGGTCTCCACGAGTGCAAATACTTACGGTATTCCCGTGTTCTTTTATGGGGAGGGAGAGCATTGCGCCGCCAGTAGCCCCGATGAGTTTTTTCATTGCCTCATCAGGAGTAACGCCTTTGTAGATTAATGATCTTGGGAGGATATATGGATCAGTTGTTTTTCCACCTGGAGGAACACAGAAACTAGCTTTATATCCGGTTTCCTCAGCAATTTTCTTTAATGCCTCTTCAACTGACATCCCCTCATCAAACTTAACGTTGATAAGGTTTTGGTTGAAGACTACACTTTTAGGATCAGTTCCCGCCAAAGTCACAGACGGGAAGTTAGCTCCGTGATTAATACTAATTCTATTTACCCTGAAGTAATAATCAGAGCCAAATGACGTGCCATTTACCTCGTACCATAGCGAAATTATGATATGTGCAAAGGTACTTGATAGTTCTCTGGAGGACCCGTCAGAATTAACAAGTGCTGAATCATCTATCGATCCATAGTTAAAACACTTATCTCTTACTGGATCTTGATCCTTACCGCAGGGAGGTAAAATAATGTTATTTGTTTGAGCTGTATTAGACGCTGACCACATTGAAGCAGCGTCAAATAAAGCAGGCCAGGCCGCCCCGGTTAAGTACGGATCGGAGATGGTAACCTGGCAGGTTGATTGACTTATTGCAGATGTGTAGGTGCCTGCCGAATCGGCACCTTGTGAATTCATTGAGGAAAAAGAATTATTCCATTTGAGCTTTACATTTAGCTCTTGGATTTGTTTTTCCTCGAAGACAATAAGCCTCTCAGAATTGAAAGGCTTATAGGCTACTCTAGCTTTGCACCGATACAGACTAGACACATCTTACCTGGATTACGAAACGGCAGTTACCTCAGCGAAGGCAGGCGTGTCACCATTATCCGCTCCGGCATGAGTAATTGTCACGATCTGACCAACCTTAAATCCAGCACCACCATTAGTGATAGCATCGATAGAAATAACCTCACCGGCATCGATAGATACTGTACCGGCTCCAGCTGTATATCCTACGGGATTGGCGGATTCGGTAGAGTTGAATGCAACGGTAATCTCACCATCGGCAGTTCCATCAACTGTATCGGTATATCCACTTCCTCCATCAAGGAGGGTTAGAGTTACGATAGTACCGGTAGGTGCCTGAGGAGCGGGGACCACATCAGCTGTGATATATGAAATGGTCTCTGCGAGGTTGAAAGTGGCTACCATGAAATGGAAGTCGCCATCGCCTGTCAAACCGACATAACGAGTAATGTTAACAAGTTGGTCGTTGAGAGCAGTTTTGTCAGCAGCAGGGACATTTGCATTAGCGACCAGAGCGCCCACAACCAACTCAAGGGCTCCATAAGCAGCACGCTTAGCCTCAAATCCCATCGAAGGCCCACAAGTGAAGAAATTATCTACAAACTGATTACGCGCTGTTGGGGTATTAGAACCAGAGTTATACGAGGAAACAAGAGGTGAGGTGATGGCCTCGGTTAGAAACTCTTGGAAGGAGATTTTATATTCAAACTCCATGCCGATCTTACGATGAAGACCGGTGTTAAGTACGGTTGCCATAGGGTAATAATTCCTATATCTATTCAAAGATCTTTAAACCACATTAGCCAAAGAGAAACTTTTGGAAGTGGGAGAGATAATCTGAACGTCTGAAAGAAGCGAGCGGTTAGAGAGATAGTCCTTCATATAGGAGTAATACTCCTCATGCTCTTTTTTCCTAACTTTGAGTTGCATCTCTAGGAAATAATCGGAACAATTTGGATAGAGGTCATTAACTTCGATAATGTGATGAGGAAGACTCCATTCCCAGTTCCGCTCAATAAGAAAAACTTTAATCGTCTGACTGTAAGCAGAGAAGAAAGACTCGGCGGAATTAGCCCATTCTTCTGAGATCTCGATGTGACGGCGGAACTTCTCATAAAAACATACCTCTGAGAATCCACGATCGCAGATAACTACTTGAGCTTTTTCCTCAATGGCAGATTGAAAAGGATCGAGGTATTGCTGGATGGGAGTATGATGATGAGGTTGAGGTCCAGAGAAGTGAAGTGAACGGACACATACATCGCGGGAGATCAACTCATCTTGAGTATTTTTAACGATACTAGATTTTCCAACTCGATCAGCCCCGAGGACTACGATTGTGTGAGGATACATACTTCTTCCAGCTTACTTACTAAAATATTATATCAGGTTAGTTTGTAAAAGTTAAAAGTTAAAGTTAAAAAGTAACCTCAACTTTTTACCTGAGTAATAGTTTCAGAGTTTAAAGACTAATATAATTAGTTACTAAATAAGAAAATGCCCGCTACTCCACAGCCTCCTTTTCACCGCTGGGGAATTAGATTTACATCGGATTCTACGCATGATAAGGAATATTTACAAAACCTACATGACAATAATTCCTCTAACATGTACCGGGGGGAGTTATTTTTAAATGAAGTTTTAGACGAGGTCTATTATGCAGATTCTACTGGGACAATAAGAAGATATGGCGATCGCTCTGGAGGAACAGTTACTTTTGATCGTATTGATTTCACCGGCATAAGAGAATTTTCAGATGATGCCCAAGCTGCTCTAGATCCAAATCCAGTTCCTATCGGAGGAGTGTACAGAACAGGTAGTTTTCTCAGAATAAGAGTATCTTAATAAGTTTAAAGTTTGTCAGGATACGAAGACAATCTATGTCCCTCCATAGACATATAAATCCATAAGACTCAGAAGAGATTTCTCTTTTTGGGTCTTTTTTCGTATCAATGGAAATTAACCCTCTCATGGCAAGAAAATCCTCTAGACGTCAAAGAATTGAACAAGGCGACATGATTCAGGCATCAAATCCCAAGTTTGAAGAGCATAAACCTCTTCTACCTATGAATCCTTCCCAGGTTGATGCAATGAGGTATTTGAAAACAAAAACTTTGACGATTCTAACCGGGCCTCCTGGAACTGCTAAAACTCTCCTCTCGATTCATGCAGCATGTGAAAAACTCCATAAGAGGGAAATTGAAAAAATTTATTATGTAAAGCCAATTGTATCTACTCCAGGGGAACAGGGTCTAGGCTTCTTACCAGGTAACCTTGAGGAGAAGATTGCTCCTCACATCATGCCGATCCGTGACTCCCTTGCTGTATTTATGCAAAAAGGCAAGGCTGATTATCTCCTTGAGAAAAAAGTCATTGAGTTTCTACCTATTGAGCACCTCAGAGGTAGATCTTTGCACAGATGCATGATTATTGCTGATGAGATGCAAAATGCTACCGCTCATTCGGTAATGACGATCCTCACCCGTCTTGGCGATAATTCCTCCATTGCCCTTCTTGGGGATATAGTCCAAAGAGACCTAGCAAATCGTTATGGCGGTGATGGCTTATCAGATGCTCTTCGTCGTCTTGGATCTAACCAATCGGTAGGTCATGTTAACTTTGGATATAATGAAATTGTTCGTTCTGATTTCGTAAAGTCTGTAATTTATGCCTACTCAGATCTCTACGGTTCAAAATCATAGGTTTAAAGATTATTATTATTATTTGGTATAAGTAAAATACTATGGCTAGATACTCTAGAACAGGAAGAGTAAAAGTATCGACAAATCTACCTCCTCTTAGCCAATTAAAAATACCTTTGGAAACAGAGGTAAAATATAGAGGTTTAGTAAGAGATCTAGCCCTTTCCGATATTAGTGATGCTTCACAGGCTCTTAGTGAAGTTTTACTTGATATCCAAGATCCCGCAGAAAAACAAACTGAGGGAAAATTTTTATATCCAGATCTTGAGATCTTAGATGGTATTATCAACTATGGTCTTAAAAATGAAGATCTAGCCATTTTATCAAATAGTTCTCTTAATTTAGAAACTAAATCTGGAAATTTAGTTCCATTAGTAAATCCTAGACAAAGAATTGCTGATAGACTTAAGCAATTAGAATTCTTCGCTGGAAGAGGCACTGTCTTCCAAGGCCAAGGAACTGCAATGTTTAAGTACACTGTTCCTCTGGATGAAACAGAGGATGGTACAGAGACAGGAAAGTTATATTCTCATACAAACCCTCCTCCGTTCTATACTCATGATTTAAATATTGACGAAAATGATCCAAATGCTCCTGTAGTAAATGGCTCCGATTATATTCCGGCATCCCCCCGAGAGATACTTGACACTCACAGAGTTGGATATATTAAAGATGGAGAGTTTGTTCCAGATATAGAAAAAGAA